TGAGTTTGTCAGCAAGTTCATGGATGTGAGTAGGCCAGTGCATCATTGGTGCAATTTCATCTGCAATGAATACAAAGTCTCGGCGTGTAAAGTTAGGTGTCTTCATTGTTAGTCTCCTTTGCAGCCAAGTTCCAAGCCATAGCTGCTGCTGTTGTTAGGTGTGCCTTGTCTTCTGCGTTATGTGCATGAATCCAAGCCATCAGTTCATCCCAGTCTTTGGGCGTGTGGAATAGATTGATTGGTTTAAGCATTGTGATAGCTCCGTTTGGTTGTGAGTGGTGCAAGCGCACGTTCATCTTGTTCAGTAAACAAACTGATTTCTGTTTCTTTGCCGCCTGCATCGACAACAATGATGTTGCGACAGATGAACTTGAGATTGTTGGTGTAGTGCGTGATCTGTTCACGCACTTCCACGATGTTATGGATGTTGATCTTGATACTCATTTTAGCAGTCCACTGTTACGGCTAAGTTATAGTTGATGAAGTCACGAATCATTTCGTTGATGTCTGACTCATAGTCTTCGATCTTAAATTCTTTCGCTTCAGTTATTTGATCGATTCGATTGCTGATCTCAGTGTGAATGATTGCGCGTAAGGCCCGCATCATTGCGTCTTCGTTACGGTTATCCATGGGTGTTCTCCTTTGTTATGGTAAGCGCCATTCATTGGCTTTGATTCTTTTGGCGAATAGTTCAATGGCTTTGCCGCTTCGCCAAAGTTGAATAAGTCTTTCTCTGTGTTCGGTCGGATAGTCACCGAGAGAGGTTGAGTATCCTGTCGACGTTCTTGCTGGCGTGAACAGCCGCCAGCCTCTGTCATCGCCCCAGCGTTCGAGATTGCCGATGTATCCGACACTCCAACCTTCGGGCAGTTCTTTGCGTAGCTCATAGAGTGGATCATCCTTGATCTCTTGGTGTAACTCTTCCAGTGTCTTGCTCATGACGGTTCTCCTTAATCCTAGTGGAGCAAAGTAAAGGGGGCCGAAGCCCCCAGAGGTTAGCTTGCTAGAAGCTTGTCGATTGCCGCAAGCTCACCAAGTCCATCTGACTTGTGTGTGCGCTTGGGCTTGCGTGTCCAGACCTCACCCTGAGTAATCTCTGTGTAAACTTCGCAGTCTGCGCGATGGCGTTCCTGAAGCTCGATTAGCTCGTCTTCCATTTTGTTGTACAGCGACAGCTTGTTCGCAACCTTGACGCTGATGACTTCTGCATCTGGGTTCTCGCGACGCCACGCTGCAACCTCGTTCTTGATCTCTGACATTTGATCTGATTTCCACTCGATAGAGTTGAAGCTGGTGTAGCATGCGTCACGGGCAATACTTATGCGAAGATATTCATTCTCGTCACCTTTGTGAAAGTTAATGATAGCAACCTTGGCTTTAACTAGGTCGTTGTAAGAAGTGATGTTCTGCTTTGTCATGTCTTAGTCTCCATTGTGATGTGCGAGGATAAGCCCTCGCAACACGGCCCAACACCCTCAGGGCAAAACGCGACCTTTAGGTCGTGCTTGCAGTTTGACAAGTTGTTTCCCCACAAGGCGCGCCCAGATACATCTTGCCAGACAAGCCAAATACACATTGCTCAGAGCTAAGAAAGGAAACTGCTTGCAAACTGTTTTGCCGTGAAGGGTTTGGATCAGGCGTGTGCGAGGGCTGCCGCAGCCTCATCACTGGAGACGCAGAGACATGTCAAACAGAACAGCGCTTTGAAGCAACGGCCTAGTTAAAGTCAGGGTTGCCTTTTAGTAGGCTTTCACTTTTTAGAAGGTGACGTAGATGAATACGCATAAGTATGGCTCGGGATGCTTGCTGCACTGGCTTCGGCTATAGCGGGTGGGAATCTGATCTCAGAGGCAAGGACGTGTTGTAGCTGGCTCGTGAGGTTCTAGAACAGACGTTATCCGCTTCGAGGTTGCGGCTGTCGCCTGTGCAACTGGAAGCGAGCCGAGCTTTAGGAATGACATTGCCAGAGTGCAAGCTTACCAGAGTTCTTAGGGTGAGCTGGCTACCATGCGCAACGCCACCAATCATATGACTGGTTAGCTTGCCAATCGACACTTCTGGTAAGTCTTGCCTCTGGGCTTCGGTTCCCTTTCTTGGCGTAACGCTCTCTCCCCCAATGTGACGTAACGTAATTTGCAAAGTGACGTAACGTAACTTCTTGACAAGCTATTGACAAAACGTCCATTGTGGGGGGAGAGAGGGAGAGGGGGGCTTAAGTAAGAGACATAAAGTCAAACGTAGCAAATTGATCAAGTTCGCTTACTCTATCTTCTAAGCTTCAGTTGACAAACATTCAGCAATAAGCAAGTCGACAGTCTCTTGGAACTCAGTAGAGAGTCGACAAACACTTAGAAGATTGAGTAAGATACTCCTAGCAAACAGTTAGCCAAACGCACCTAATCCAGTAGGTTAGGTGGTTTTAGGAGGGTAGTATGAGTGTTCCTGCAAATCGAAAACCAACGCCAAAACAGCAAGCTTTGGTGGATACACTCGTTACAGAAGGATGCAGCATTCAGGAAGCCGCTGAAAAAGCTGGGTATTCACAGGGAGAGTCAGCTAGAACATCTGGACACAGAGCGTTAGCATTACCGCACGTGCAGCAATACATGCAGTCTAAGATGCATGAGACATTTGGGATTAGTGCTACTGGTGCTTTAGCAACTGTTGCTAGGCTTTCTAGGAATGCTAAATCCGAGTATGTTCAGCTAGAGGCTAGTAAGGATTTGCTGGATCGCGCTGGGTATAAACCTATTGATCGTTCTCAGGTGCAAGTAGCAGGAGATATTAAGGTTAGCATTGACCTTGGGTAGGGGGTAGGGGGGAAAACTTGCGTACTGTCATGTCACTGTAGTCCCCCTCTCTTATTTTTTCCCTACAAGGTTTGTGCATTGCCTGATTTATTTTTTTTCTGCTAGAGGTGAGTTATGAGTAGGCGAACATGGTTTGCCGTAGTTGGAGACTTAGATGTCTGGACGATTTGGAACTGATAGACCTGAGAAGAGTCCACCTCGTGGTAAGAGCAATATTCTTGCTAAGAGTGGTTTGAAGCGGGGTAAGTGATGGTAGCAAAGAAGTACCAGAGTCCTAGTGGTGGTCTAAACCCTGAAGGTCGTAAATATTTTAAGCGGACTGAAGGTGCAAATCTTAAGCCGCCTGTTAAGAAGACTCCTCCAAAGGACACGAAGGCATTTCGTCGCAAGGTTTCGTTTGCTGCTCGGTTTGCTGGGATGAAGGGGCCGATGAAGGATGAGAAGGGTCGTCCTACGCGGAAGGCTTTGGCATTGAAGGCTTGGGGCTTTAGTAGTGTAGAGGCTGCTAGGAACTTTGCGAAGCGTCACAAGAAGAAGGATTAGGGTATGTGTTTTGGTGGTGGAAAGAGAGCTAAGACTTCTGAGGAGTTTTATCGTGAGATGAAGCCTAGTTTTGGAGCTTTGCCTTCTTTGAAGCAGGATGCGAAGGTTGATCGTCCTTCTAAGGAAATGAAGGATGTTGTTAAGGCCGAGCGTGTTGGTCAGAAGCGTAGAAGTTTATTAATGTATGGTGGTGAGTAATGGATCGAGCTAAGTTGCAGAAGGAGTTTGATGCTCTTAGTGAGAAGTTGAATATTGATGTTGATCCCGCTGCTACTGGATTCAAGAAGACTTTGTTGAATGTTCTTCGCAAGCAAGAGACACCTAAGTCTACTGTTGCTTCTAAGCTGAAGGATGCTGATCGCAGGAAGATGATGAAGCGGTTTAAGGAGGTTGGTCAGATGTTGGCTGACATGCCTGACAAAGAGACTCAGAAGCCATGAGTACGGTAAACGCTGCGGGTAATTATACAAAGGCCAAGATGCGCAAGTCTTTGTTTAAGAAGATCAAGGCCAAGGCGACTCACGGAACGGCTGCTGGTCAGTGGTCGGCAAGGAAAGCGCAGCTATTGGCTAAGGAATACAAGGCAAGGGGTGGGGGATACAAGTGAAGGCTCCGCAGAAATCTCTTAGGCGCTGGGGCGCACAGAAGTGGCGCACTAAAAGTGGGAAGAAGTCGAGTGAGACTGGTGAGCGTTACCTTCCTAGCAAGGCTATTGCTGCTCTTAGTGATTCTGAATATGCAGCTACAACCCGAGCTAAACGAGAGGGCAAGGCAAAGGGTAAGCAGTTTGTGGCTCAACCGAAAGCGATTGCTCGGAAGGTAAGAAAATATAGGGAGGCTTAGATGCCGTGGAAGTTTGCGAATGATGGTGAGTTATATGATGGGCCAACGCATGAGATTGTTGGTGTAACATATAGCGGAAAGACTCGAACACCTGAAAGTCGTCGGTTGGAATACACTGATGAGAAGAAAAAAACGCCAGCACAGAAACGGAATGCTCGTAAGAGTACGATTATAGAAGAATGAGTTTTGTAAACACGCTAAAGCAAGAGGACTTGGCTGCTCTTAGGAATGCGGTGAAGAAGATTCACTTTCAGTATTTCGATGAAAAGCATGGGGCTTCTTTTGTTACGAATGCAATGATTGACCAGATCATTGAGTGGTATGGGCCAGAGGTTGTTGAGAAATCAATGAAGGTATTGGTTGATAAGGGACTGAGATGACCACGTTTAAGTACAAGCCTGATGGTGAAGTGCTAAAGTCTTTTATGAAGGACAACACGTTTTTTCGTGGGATTCGGGGGCCAGTAGGGAGTGGCAAGAGTGTTGGATGTTGTGTTGAGGTTTTTCGCAGGGCGCTTGAACAAAAGAAAGGCCCAGACGGAATCCGAAAGTCTCGATGGGCTATTATACGGAACACAAACCCACAGTTACGAACTACAACTATTAAAACATGGCTTGACTGGTTCCCAGAAACAGACTGGGGAAAGTTCACATGGTCAGTTCCCTACACCCACCACATCAAGAAGGGCGACATTGACCTCGAAGTTATCTTCCTAGCTCTTGATCGCCCAGAAGATGTCAAGAAACTCCTCTCTCTCGAACTGACTGGCATCTGGATCAATGAGGCTAGGGAGATACCCAAGTCTATTATTGATGCGTGTACTATGCGTGTTGGTCGTTTTCCTAGTATGAGGGATGGTGGGCCGAGCTGGACTGGTGTGATTGCTGACACAAACGCGCCCGAGGAGGATCACTGGTGGCCTATTATGGCGGGTGAAGTTCCTATTCCAGATCATATTCCCAGAGAACAGGCTAAGATGTTGGTGAAGCCTGACAACTGGGAGTTTTACACTCAGCCTGCGGGTATGAAAGAAGTTAAAAATCACGATGGCGAGCTAGAGGATTATATTCCAAGCAAAGAGGCCGAGAATCAAAAGCACATGATGAAGTCTTACTATCCGAATCT